TAACAAACAGAAGTAGAAAGGTTAGCATGAACAAAATATCTAGTATAGACACCTTACTCCCAAGTGGGGCTTTATATAGATATGCAAGGAGGTTGCTTTGCTGTCTCTAGTCAAATTAACGATTATGGCAACAGTAGCTTTAGTGGCACCTCCCTGTCTGTTCATATTAACCTGTTGTATTGGAATACGATTAATCTTTGAATTTTTATATTGGTTCTTGGTTTCATCCTGGTAGGAGAACACAATGAGCTTTGCCTTATTAGTTCGTATTATATATGTAAACTTGTGGGCATTGCTACGATTAACTATAGATCTAGCTGTGCTAGCAATGATTTCATTGTTTTGTGGTGCTGTCGTCATCAATGTAACAATGAGGCTCATCAATGCAATTCTAATGTAAAAATGGGGGCTGCCTTCGGGTAGTCCCCACCAATTTTCCTATTATTTTTGTCGAATGATAATTATTGGAGTGTTGTAATGCATAGAACAATACTTCATGATACTGTGAAGAGTCAGGTATTTAATGATCAATTTGAGGTACCTGGTCTAGAATTTTTACCTACAGTGAATGAATCCATTCTTACAGCAATGACTAATAAAGCATTTGACTTATTAGTAACTGCTATAACTAATGAAGATTATAGTGTTAATTCTGTAGCTGGCACAATTGGCACTAGTGTTATCAAGTTTTTACCAGGAGAAAATCAAACAGCAGAGGTAGCTGCTAAGATTGGTTGCTTTTTTATTTTCTGTTTTTCTTTGATTGGTATTTTTGAGGTAGAAATAGAAAATGGAATAGGCACTTTTATAGATTGGGATGATAATAAACTAAGACAACTATGGGATAGTAGAGAGAAGACTAGTGCTATCAAACCAACATTGGTCCCATCCAATCTTGTAATTAGTAGAATAATAAAAAGGGGAAATACGACCATTGTTCCCTCTGAAGTTCCTATATTAATCAATACATTGAGTAAAATGTTTAATAGAGGTTGGATAATTAATAGGGATATTCTAGTTATAGCACTAGCACAATTTTCAGCAGATGGTCTGGTATTTAAAGAGTACTACAAATCATCTAATCCTATAGCAAGAGAATCAAAAAGATCATTATGTAGAGCTATACTTGATTTAGCCATTTCATTGCAAGACCACATATTCTACCATAAGTACTTTGCAGACTTTAGAGGCAGATTATATCCTGCTACAGGTTTCTTGCATGAACAGGGTAATGATCTTGCAAAGAGTTTAGTAATGCTCGCTGATGGAAAAGAACTAGGGAAGCATGGTGAAAAATGGATTAAACATGCTATTGCATCACATTGGGCAGGTAGCACAAGATTTGGACTAAAATCAGATAAACTTTCTATTGAGCAGCGAGTTGTATGGGTAGATGAAAATATAGGGGTATTTCTAGATTATGCCACTGATCCGCAAAAATATACTGATTGGATGAATGCAGATTCACCTTGGCAGTTTCTTGCTGCTTGTATTGAGTTGGGTAAAATAGAAGTATGTAAAAGAAATGATGAGTCTGTAGAGGAGCTTGTATCTCATTATATTTGTGCATTAGATGGTTCCTGTAATGGCAGTCAGCATCTTGCGGCTCTAACTAGAGATGCCAGTACTGCTGCACATGTTAACTTAAGAAAGGATCGCCCTGTTGGTGATCTATACAAGTATATCTCAGAGTTTGTCTGGAATAAAATAAATAGTATAAAGGTGCCAGATGAAACTCTATCTGAACAGATTATAGCGCATGTGTCTGCACTTCGTATTAAGTTACTTAAATCAGATAAAGATGAGATTAGGCAGATCTATGAAGAGATTAAACTGTTTAAGCAACAAAATAAGGAGGAAATCAAAGCTGCTGCACCAATATACTGGCGTAAAATAACAGAACCAAATGAGCGTCGTAAGATTGTTAAGCGTTAATTACATGGCGCTTGTAAAAGAGGGTGAATTCAGGGGATAACCTTATGGTTAATCCTGAGCCAAGACGTGTAAACGTAAGGTGCAACGACTATCCGAAAGGAGTACACTGGAAGCCCAGTGGAAGCGCCCTCCACCGAAAGGTGATGATATAGTCTGATCTGCATGGTAACATGCAGCAATTCTTTCTGGAGCTAGACATGGATTATTGGAATCTATTGCGCATTATAGTGAATATGCCAGATTGGATTGAACTCTATTTAGCGAATAGGGTTTAACATATTGAATGTTATGACAATGGTCTATGGGGTTACTCGATTTGGTAGTGGCGAACAGATCATAGAAGATGCGCCAAAGCATGGTATTGATTACCTAGAGGGTATGGATCAATCTTGGGCTATTTGGCTAGGCCAATTAACTTATGATACAATGTTTGAGGCTATGCCCACAAGTACTAAGTTGCTTAAACTGTTTGAAACTGCGGGAAAACGAAGGGGTAATATCAATAAGTCATTGGCTTGGAGAACCCCACTAGTGAACTTTCCAGTAGTGCAAGACTATCGAGTAGGCGAGTTTGTTAAGGTTAAGGCTCACTTCTTTAATGAGCCTCTTATGATTTCCGTAAGAAGCCCACAAATAAGAAAGGAAAGCCCTTCCAAACAGCGTACAGGCGCTCCTCCAAATATTGTACACAGTTTAGACGCTACTCATTTGATGCTAACCGCAGAATATTGTCCAGAACCTCTAGTTACTGTACATGACTCCTTTGGCACATTAGCAGGCGGAATGGAGAGGCTTCATGAAGATGTACGAAGAACCTTTATAATGCTGTATCACGATAATCCATTACCAGATTTACTAAGGCAGCTAGGTATTAGTGATCTGGAAGTTGAGTTAGGTGATTTTGATATAATGGAAGTTGCAAAAGCGGAGTATTGTTTCCTATGAAAGGGCACTAGGTGACCGATGAAGAATTAGATAATGCATTTAATAAGACTATAGACAGGGCAGTAGAGACACTTGAAAAGGCTAGGAAGAATGGTAGAGTAGCTTCTGGTATGGTTATTAGTATAGGATATGAGCCTAGGTTTGCGTATCTTGAAGAAAAATATCCAGGATACCCTTTTCCAAGAGACCAAACAATAACCATAACATTTAAAATTTGATTGGAGTATTATGTTACAGGCACCAAAGCAGATGAAGCAACTAATCGAAGAATGGCCATCTGAAGTTGTTGTAGATATTTTGGCCACACTCCTTAATATTGGCGTTGCTACAAATGATTCAATAGGTAAAACAGATTCAGCAGGTTATGTTGAATTTGACTATGAGTATCTCCTTGGAGGAGTGCCCCAGCTAATAGAAACTTACAACGATCTTAAAGAAGTCAAAATATTTGATCTTTCATCAGAAGCTGTTAAGGATATTACTGAAAGGGCTGGTATATTTGAAGTAGCTGAGTATTTAACTAGCAAGAAGTTTATGCTACTTTACAATACTACATCGAATAGCGGGGGTGTAGGATATTACATTCCTTCTAAATTTTATATGAGCTGCCCTAATATTCTTGAGAGTCATCGCTTATCCAATCACTTTATGGCTGGGAAGGAGGGGAGTGTTAGTAACTAAAATTAATCCATTAAGCAGCAAACTTATTACGCGAGAAATCCCCATTAGTGAAGTGCAATATCATAGTTGGCTTATAAGCACCATGCCAATTCAACAAGCATTTCCATGGCTAAATGAAGATCATTGCGAATTTTTAATGACGGGCCTTACCCCTGAAGATTGGGCCAATATATTTAATAACTAAAGAAGTATACTAGTAAGTTTAAAGAGTATACGGCAATAACTAAATTAATATATTGTTAATCTAATCTATAAGGACAAAGTAATGACTATCCTCAAGAATGTTGAAGTTCGTTTTGCACAACTTAACCCCGAAAAGCCTAATACTAAAATTAAAAAGACTGGTCGTTGGTCTATTCAAATCTTTACTCGCTCACGTGATCAAGCAAAGGAGTGGCGTGATCTTAACATTAAGGTTAAGATGAATGAGGATGATTCTGGCGTATTTTATACAGCAAATATTGCACGTAATGTTGTTAAAACTGATGGTACCAAAGCAGAGGCACCTAAAGTTGTAAATGGTAATTTAGTTGGCATTGATCCAAATACTATTGGTAATGGCAGCATCTGCAATATTCGAATCTTTCAGTATGAATATACATTTGAGGGTGAGAAAGGTATTGCTACTGTGTTAATGGCAGTTCAGGTTATTAAACATATTGTATACCATCGTAAGCCTGGCGCTATGGAAGACTTTGAGGAGACTGCGACCGAGACTATTGATCCTGAACCCATGGATGATGGCCCTACACCTGATGTAGCCTTCTAATCTATGAAATACGTATATGAGATTGTTACACGAGAGCCTAGACAGCGGGTAGAGACCTTTACCCGCCATCAAGAGTTACGTGCTGTAGACATGAATAGCTTTTTAGTGGAAGTGTACTCCGGAAAATTCCCCACTAATTTAATCACTACTTTAAAAACAGCTGATGAAGTTGAATCCTGGATTGAAGGGCAAGAACGTGCAGATGTATGGCTAAAACCTATTGAAACTCAAGATGCTGATGGTAATCGGCTTACCGATATTAGCTTGGTAGGTAAAACCCTTAAGGTGGACCTAGATGAATGGGACCCCTTCAGAGATACTGATATACAGTTAATTCACACTGATGCTAGTATACTTGCAAAAGATCATTTGCCGTATATCATTAATCAAATCGAGGAAGCGCTGACAAATCTAGTGTCTGCATTCAAGCTACTTAATGGTCAAACACCTAGCAAAGCGGTGATAAGGGCATGGCTAAGGGATGATACTCTCTAACTTGTTTTCAGAAGCAGAACTAACTAAAATTCAGATACTCTTAAGAGATTTGCAGTATTATGAAATGAAAATGGATAACTTTAATAAGGATTGCTTTCATTTATCACGTGTACCTGAATGGGTTTCTAGTAGGATTACTTTACCGGGATCTCAATCTAAGCAGTGTTTCGCTAGACTAAATACAGAGAAACATGACACCTCGTTTAGAATCCATGCCGATTCTGCATCGATTGATGAAACAGGTCGGTGGTTTCATCCTGAAATGGCTTGTGTATTTTATCCGTTTAGCACACCAGGTCATGGTACTGGATTGTTTAGGCATCCACGATGGGGAGATAGCTGTCCTAAAGGTCTGGGCTACGCATTCTCCCATGATGATGGTAGATGGGAAATGTATGACTACTATGAAGGGGTAGAGAATACCTGTTTTGTGTATCCTGCGAATAAGTATCATAGCAGAGTGCCGCACAAGTCATTTGGTCAGAGTAAAAGGGATGGCCGAATTGTTATAGTAAATTTTATGACGGAGATTAAATGATTAGAGATCTGGAGGATGAAGAGTACTTTGAGATTTCAGGCAAGGGAAATCCAAAAGGTGTATTGGATGAGATTGAAAAGCTATTACTTAGCTTGTACATTATTGAAAAAGCTATAGCAGAGAATTGCACTTATATACAAATTGTAGGAAAGTATAACAAGGTAGTTCAATGGCGTAGGCGTTTTAGGCCAGGTAGTAATTATCTGGTACCTAAGTATTTGTTAGTTTCGCTAAAGAAAAAGAAAGAGAAGTGATGGACGGACCCAGGCTTGTTTATGATATTGAAAGTGATGGTTTCTTAGATAGCGTAACACGAGTCTGGATCTTATGCACCTATGATCTAGATACAGGTGAATCAAAAGAGTTTAGAGAAAACGATTTTGGTTGGAAAGAATATTTATATGGTGCTAAGACACTAATAGGCCATAATATCATTAACTATGATAATAACGTTCTTAAGAAGCTGTTTGATTGGTCACCAAACCCTGAGACTTCAATACAAGATACCTTGCTATTCTCTCAGATGCTAAACTTTAGGCGCTTTGGATTTAGAGGTCATAGCCTAGAGCAATGGGGTATATTCCTTAAATATCCGAAAATAGACTTCCATGATTGGTCACGGTTTTCTGAAGAGATGGTGGAATACTGTCATAATGACGTTAGCCTTAACGTAAGAGTTTATAAGTACCTAATCAATGAGTATTTGACCGCATTGAAAAAGGCACCACTACTTGGCCTAAGTATCAGGAATGAGCACGGTGCTGCTAGCTTTATGGCAGAATCAGAAAGAATTGGTTGGCTGTTTGATAAGGTAAAGGGTATCGATCTCTATTGGAAAATGGAGGAAGAAATCAACACTACAAAAGAAATTATAGAACCGCAGATGGGTCTTAAAACAGTAATCAGGGATCGCATCAATACTGCTAACTTTCTAGAGCGCTTACCAACTTCTATTGATATACCTAAAGAAATACAAAGAGTAGTCGGGCATTACTTTGAATCATTACAAAGTATCGGAGTTGTAGGTGAAACAAAGAGTCCAAAATGGACTAAAAATGGCCATTATGCACAACATACTGCTAATTGGTTTGGGGTACCAGTTGAAGATGGCTTATATACTAGTTGCTTAGTGGAAGGTCCATACTGCCGTGTGGAGTTTGCGCCATTATCGTTAACCAGTGTTGATGATGCAAAGATATGGTTACACCGTATTGGCTGGGAGCCTGATGATTGGAATTATGAAAGAGATGACGAAACTGGAAAGATGGTTGAAGTATCTGAGAAAATCAGTGAGTCTTCTTTACTTAAATTAGGTGAGCTAGGTGAGCTGTATAATAGATTCTTGACCACATCATCTCGAGCTAATATTCTTAAGGGTTGGATTGCGGCATGTGATGAGAACTGGAGAATACATGGTGGTGCCATGTGCTTTGGAACACCTACAGGCAGAATGACACATAAGATTATTGCTAATGTACCTTCCGTAGAAAATGCATGGGGTAAAGATGTTAGATCACTTTTTATGGCAGATCCTGGAACTGCACAAATTGGTTGTGACTCAGCTGGAAATCAAGCCCGTGGCTTCTGTCATCATCTTAATAATGCTGATTACACTAATCTGGTGCTTCATGGAGATGTGCATCAGGCGAATGCTGATACGCTTACGGGCATTGGGCGGGAGCTAGATGAGTATCATGGTGATGAGGTATGCGCCAGAAAGACGGCTAAACCATTCTACTATGCATTTCTCTTTGGTGCTGGTGGACCTAAACTTGCATTAACAGTATTTGGTAAAAGAAGCGCAAAAGGTAACAAACTTAAAGAAGCCTTTATGAAGGCCACACCTGGTCTATTTGAGCTCAATGATAAGCTTGAAAGAGTGTTTAGTGCTACCAAACGAGATACTGGCTTTGGTTATATCTACGCACTAGATGGTAGCAAGGTGTATAGTGACTCCCTACATAAAGTCCTTAACTACTTATTGCAAAGGTTTGAGAGTGTGACTGTAAAATCTGCAGTATTTTATATGTGCAAGAAACTGAGAGAAGAGGGCATATGGTTTAGACCATTAACCATCTATCATGATGAAGTTCAATTTTTAGTGAAAGATGATCCAGCGATTATTGCAAGAGCTGAGGAAATTGCAGAAGAAGCGTTCACAGTAGCAGCAGAAGAGTTTGGAGTAACAATCACTGGTGGTGAAGCTAAGCATGGCTACAATTGGGCAGATACACATTAACTTGGAGGATATATGAAAGGCCTATACAAGCAACAAGCACGTATTAGTGCATTTAAGTGGTACACTCTTCTAACTGTTGGTGCACAGGGGTCAATAGAAGCTATGCAGATAGCACATACTCTTCGTAGGCGTGGCTATACCTACTGTCAAATTAGAGACTTGTTTGCTGGAATGGGTATTAAATAAGATGCTTACGATTTATATTTTAATCTTTGCAATATCGGGCCTTATACTTTCTATACTTTGGTGAGAATGAAAATGGACAAGGATTTTATTAAGTTTGTTGCTGTGATGCTTACACTATTAATTACTTGTGCAGCTATCACAACTATTGGTGTAATTACAGTTGATAGCTTATCCTGTAAGAATAGATGGGAAGAAAGTGGGTATGCGTATCATTATCAATTTTCTACTGGTTGCATGATTAGGGACACAGATGGTCTGTGGTTACCAGCTGATGTAATAAGGATCATCAAGCCACATCGCACTCTCGAACAATATAATTCATCGAATAAGGAATAGCGTTATGTCATCTGGAGTACCTTACGATCAAGATCAGGATCAGGCCGCATTCATGCGCAAAGTTGAAGTAGCAATTCCAATAAATTTGGGAAGCAAAAACATCAAAGCCGCTGCAGCTAAGGATAAACCTAGCACCTATACTATTCCACCCATTGCGATCCTAGCCTTAGGCGCCGCAATGAAATGTGGTGCGGATAAGTATGGTGCATTCAATTGGCGAACTACTGACGTAACAGCGTCTACATTTATTGATGCGATCAATCGTCATTTTCTAACTTGGCAAACTGGTGAGAATAATGATCCAGAAAGCCATATTAGTCATCTGGCACATATCATGGCTAACTGTGCAATCTTGCTAGATGGTATGCATGCGGGTGGGTTTGTGGATGACCGCTCTAGTTGTCCTCCGATCATTGGAAACTATGTTACTTATAAGTTTGTTCCAAAATAAATTAAAGGACTAATCATGAGTTATCTCTGGAAAGCAATGCGAGTAGGTAGTCGTGGTGGTGTAGATGTTGTAGGCTTCTTTGAACAAAAGGGCGGTGTACTGGATGGCCAAACACTTAAGAGATTCATTGACAACTATCCCACAGAAGAGGATGCTAAGACTGCTCACCCCTGATGTTGTTGGTTTTACTAATAAGTATATTGAGCCTGTGGTAAGTTTGAGTCATTTGCCTGGTGAAAATGATCCAGTACCAGGTGGTATGTACTTAGATGACTACTAAAAGTTATGTAGAGTTCTTAGAGGATTTCTTAACCCGCTATAAGCGTTACAGGTCTCGTAGCGGTAGCCGGTATCTGTGTCTCACTTTAGAATATGAGATGTTAGGCTACCCTACGGCGTTTTCTCACCATAAAAGGTTACAACAAACTATTAGTAGAAAGCTTAAAAGGTTAAATCAAACGTTAGGTACAACAATATTGCATCCAGAGCTTACACTTGATCGTGAGTTAGGATGTGATAAGGAAGGCCGGAATTAGGTTTTAGAGAATCTTATTAAAAGAAACAAATATACTAAAGTTAACAACTAACTATATGGAGTATATCATGCAAAACAATGTTTACTCAGTTGCAGCAAACACCCAGTTGGAAAAGCGTTATCAAGTGCGTAAAGCGTTTGAAGAAGGTGAACCATTGCAATATAGAAAAATAAACCATAACTTTCTTGAAGAGTGGAAAGATGCTACTTGGTCTAGGTGGGAGTGGGCCAGGTATGAGTATCGTATCAAGCCAAAAGAAAAAGAAAAAGTAGAAGTGTTTGTTCCGGTGTATCCATATCTTATTAATGGGATTGTAACTTGGTATACTGAGGAACGGGTTGCGCATAAACAACAGATGTACCCCGATGTTAAATTTACGCGTATTATTAAATTCCGTACTATTAAGGGCGTACGTAATGCCGTGATTGAAGAGGAAGTATGATGAAAATCGCAGGTGCAGAGTGCTACTTTAGCCTAGACATGACTGGTAAACCTGATCGTATCTACACTTATAAAATCCCGCCTAATGTGGAAGTTAAGCCAGGTGATCTTGTCGTGGCTCCTCGTAATCAGGATGGCTTTTGTATTGTAACTGTTCATCGAGTTAATCCTGACATGGAATGGCGACCTGGTGTTGCTTGGAAGTGGCTTGTACAACGGGTTGATGTTGCTGAATACAAAGCTCGTCTAGCTCTTGAGAAGGCTACAAGCAAGTAAAGGATTGCACCCATAGCTCAGCGGTTAGAGCAGAGTCCTCATAAGTCTTTGGTCACTGGTTCGAATCCAGTTGGGTGCACCATTTATGGAAATATCGGATGGAACATAATACAATTAAAGGTATGATTCGTTTGGCATTTGATGTTGCAAGAATGTCAAAAGACCCTAAAAGACAAGTGGGTGCCCTTATTGTAGCACAAGACGGTGGTCCCATTTCTTGGGGTTATAACGGTTTTGCTAGGGGTATTAAGGATGATAAACGACTTTATGACAATGAGATTAAGCTTAGCATGGTCGTTCATGCTGAAGCTAATGCAGTGTTTAACGCAGCTAGGGCTGGCACTAGTACTCTTGGTGGTATCATGGTATGCACTTTATTTCCTTGTGTCAATTGTGCTAACGCTATTATACAGGCTGGTATTACTGAGGTAATCTGCCCTGATCTTAAAATAGCAGAGCCTAGTAGTAAATGGGCTGCAGCTATGGAACAAAGTAGTGCCTTGCTTATAGAAGCTGGTGTAAAACTGACATTATTGAGGTGACTATGAGTAATCTAATTCAACTTACTTTACCTAAGAATACTTCGGTAAAAGATGCACTTAGTGCAGCTTTAGAGGATTGTGAAAAGCTTAGTGCAGTAATTGTTGTTGCTTATGAAGATGAGAGTCTGTATATTAGAAGCTCAAAGATGGATAGGAAATCAGCGTTATGGATGCTTGAGCAAGCTAAGATCCATGCGCTATCAACCTAAACAAGGAAGCTATAATGGAAATCAAAGTCGGTAGTATTTATGAGCATGTTAATACCGGTAAATCTTATGTAGTTACTAGCATTTCACTTTTGAAGATCCATGGTGAATGGTTTGAAGATGAGCCACTAGTTACGTATACAAATCAAGGTGTTCATTATAGTCGCCTTGAATCTGATTTTAAGGCTAAATTTAAACCATCTGGACTACGAGGAGGTATGAGTGTCTAGTCTATTTTTGGAAATACCACAACCTTACGAAATCACTTCGCTTAGGGGCAGAATTCGTAGTGAGTTGATAGGGGAAAACGGTCTTCTTAGGCGTAATGAAGATGACACGCTTGTGGAACCATTCCCTGAGTTAGTTGAAGATCTAATTTATCATCAATTAAATTTTGATTATGATGTAATTGTTTGGGCTTATGTTAAGCTTAATACGTGTCTAATTGGTACAGCTAATCAAGACAGTGCTTTTATGATGGACCGTCTTAGACAGATTATTATAGAGGCATAAAATGAATGTTCTTCATCAGCGTTCTCCTGAGCTTCAGCCGCTACTTACAGCTCTCGGCGCATTACCAAATACAACTAAAATAGTAATCACTATAGAAGCTGATGACGTAGTGGTCATTACTAAAGAAGAGTATATGGATGGTGCTACACCATTAGTTGAACTAAATAAGCTTCTTAAATCCTACGTATTAGTGGAGAAAACCTATGAGACAGATAAGCTTGCTTAATGGTCAGGTGACTATAGTAGTACAAGGCATTGATAGCATGGAGGTGCATCGTAATGGTATGTGGGCCTACGATATTAAACCAAGTGAGCGTCTGATCAAGGCATTAGTTCAAAGGGTGGCAGATCTAGAAGATGTTAATGATGACTTGCAAAGCAAGATTGATAGCCTAATGCTTGAATTCTGTCCTGAAGAGATGTCTGAGCAACAATTAGAAGAGTGGGCCAAACATCAAGCTGCAGTAGATGATAATTTTGGGCTTGATGAGTAATGCCCGCTTTTTGTGCAGACTGTGCTTATTGCTCATTTCGTAAGCAACCTGATGGTATAGAAGTTATGTGTAGTAATGAGCTCGCTCCAATATCCTGGAGAAACACATGGATACTTAGAAAGCCTACGCAAGACAGGCTAAGGTGTCCTATGCCTCAACAGTGGTTTCTAAGGAAGAGTAGTGATGGTTGATTTATATAAAGATAAAAACGTAGCATTTTGGCCAGTAGAGCCAGGCTCCTTGACTATCGATGAGCTTGATACAAGTAAGAACTTGGGTTTTATAGATGAACTTTTCAGGACTGGTCGTGTTATTGTAACAGATGATGATAGTACCTATGAGCTAACACTTACTATTTTAAAAGTCACTCCAATTAATCCAACAGGAAGGCCCCGCGATGCTGTATAAGCTGTTACATAAATTGTTTGGTTGGGACTACATTGCTTGGAAAAATTCCAGCGATCAAGGCATTGCTAGAGTGCTTGTTTACTCTAGCGGAGTATTCTATTGGCGTTATAAAGTTACTAAAGTATTAGATGAAATCACAGATGTCAATCAGGTGGTTTGGCTTACTTGTGACAGTAATAAGTACCTTCTAAATATCAACTCTAGCTCAACTTTTAATGATTCTCCTTCGAGTATAGCACTTAAGAAACTTAGTGCAGAATTAGACAAATTCAGTAGAAATGCTTCGTGAATTTGAACGATGGAAGGAGATGATTGCATCGGTTGATGATGAGTCATCTCCAAAATGGCAATGGCATGGTAGACACGGTGTAATCTTAGACCCTAGCTGGTATCGTTTTGAGTATTTTCTTCAAGATGTCGGTTTAATGCCAGGAGTAAATAGTCAGTTAGATCGTGAGCCTGGTAGTGATATCTTTACCAAGGAAACTACCCAATGGCGAGTAGGCGTAGAACGAACACTCACTAATGTGCAAGGTATCACTAGGACTATCTCTGAATGGTCTAAAAAGTATCGTATACCTAAAGGTACAATAGATACACGCATTCGTAAGAATCTTCCAGTAAATCTAGTATTAGCACCTGGCAAATTATCAATTAGAAATTTAACAGGTAGGCGCTATGGTATGCTTACTGTAATAGACAGGGGTAGAATAAACCCTCAGCTAACCTTATGGAGATGTAAATGTGATTGTGGCACTAGCTTACAGCTAGCAACGCAGTTATTATTAACTCGTAAGGTGCTTTCCTGCGGGTGTGTGCCTAGTAGTCAAGTATCCGTATGCCCGAAAATTATACGGCATAATGGTAAATCTAGAGGTCTGCAAGAATGGTCCAAGATTACTGGGGTGCCTGTAAGACAAATTCAGTTAAGGATTAGATCAGGTTATACTGTAGACCAATCCTTAGGCTATGCGCCTCTTCCAGAAAGGTTTAAGGGAACTAAACAACTATCATTGCAATCGGGATTAAAAGAGTCTACCATTCGCCATAGACGACAAATTGCAGTTCATCCTGGTTCATTAATGCAGATTTTTAATATAGAGAAAGGCAAGCTATATGAGCATAATGGGTTATGCATGACGTTGGGGCAATGGGCTGTATATTTAAATGAGAAACCAACTACCCTTAGATCTAGGTTGTACAGGGGCTGGACTATAGAAGAAACTTTATCTAAGGATTCACATGTGCAAACCAGTTAGAGATACATATCCAACTTTCGAAGAGGTAATGGATACTCCTGTAAACTTTGCGGAGATTAACGAAGATGCATTGTTAGTACTATGGAATGAGGCAGCCATTGCAGCTAGTGAAATTGATAGCCCTAACAGCCCTGAGTGGGATACTATTCAGGAGAGAAAATTTGAAGAGTTAGTTGATAAGTACTGGTGTAAGTTTGTCTTACAATATGCTAAGATGGCTAGAGAAAACAAGATTGGAGAAAAGTGTGGAAATAGTTCATTATAAGCTTGACCCGGATAACTGTATCAAAGTAAATGAAAGAGCTATTGTTGTAGTGTTTGATCACCCTATTCTTGGCAATAATCACTACTTGCCTGTATTAACTAGTAGGGTCACTACCATTGATGGCAATATCTTTAATACTCTCAATCATACCTACGTCGGTGTTGATAAGGAATCTGATATCTGTGAAACATTATGTCTGTAAGTCTTGCATACCCTACTGAAGCAGACTATGGCATTCTTGGTAAGTTAACTACACAAGTGGTTTACAAATGGGACTGGGATAAGAGAACAGTAGATATTATTGCTGTATTTTGCCGTAGTCTTTCCAATGAAAACTTACTTGGTAGAATACCTGAGAAAATCCTTTCTGACTTTGAGATAGAGATTATTGAGGCAAATGAAAACTAATGGCACCTAATTATGAAGGTCTTAGAAGGATGCAGGATTACCAAAGAAGATTTACCGCTACTCAGTATACCTCGACTCAATTAGGGCAAATGGGGCTTCTTGCGGTAACTGTAAGCGTAGAGATGGGTTGATCTGTTTAGTTAAGGCAAAGCAAATCAAACTGTATAATATCTGTAACTATTGGAAGACTAATGAGCCAGCTGTTCTGTGACGCTATAGATCGTGGGCTAAAAGAGGAAGATGATGCAGTAGAGCCTGTAGTATACAAGTGCATGGCGCCTTACTGTAAATATTGTGGTAAGACACATTTGAGGTGGAAACAAAATAGGCAAGGTAAATGGGCTTTGTACACTGAAAAAGGTACTAAGCATACTTGTAAAGAAGCTAAGCTTGGCTTCTCAAAAGTAGGTAAAACTGAAAAGGTAAAACAATGAAACCGCTGACTATAGAACAAACCATTCAAATAGCGCATGATTGTGGTCTGAATTGGCTAGATGAGGCTTACGACAACGTAATGCGTCACTACGATTGCTTTTTTTTGAGATTGCGCGGCTTAATGAACAAATAGCAGCTTACGATAAGTTATTTATAGACAGAAGGTATACTATCGCCAAGGGTGACCATTCCATCATTAGGCCGTTACTTATTGTTGAGGTGGCACAAGACCTTGGCTATACGTTTCAAGAGTTAATTATACCGGACCCTGTTGCTGTAGATGCTGATCCATGTTTTGAACCTGTAGATAAGGAAGCAGAATGATACCAAGAGAACAGTTGGTAATACATGATCCAGATAATGGTGTCTACGGTGATTGTTTTAGAGCAGTAATTGCTTCTTTACTGAATTGTGAAACAGATCAGGTGCCTCACTTTATGTTTGATAACCCTGATGTAGATACCTATAATATGCGTTTACATCAGTTTCTAGATACACTTGATCTTTTCTACCTAGAGATTTTATCTAATGCATGGGAGTTTGAAGAATGGAAAAAGAATAGTCATATCGAAGGTGATATCTATCATGTGATTAGTGGTGAAAGTCCTAGATTTCCAGGTGTAGGACATAGCGTAGTTGGTTGTAATGGCAAAGTAGTGCATGATCCTCATCCAGATAAGACGGGGCTATTGTCTATTGAATCTTATGGAATGCTAGTCAGAAAGAATGGATAATATGGATAATACGAGTAGCATAACCCTGATTATTGATGGTGATGTAATCGCACACGGTGCATGTAGGAATCGGTGGGGTTCTGTTAATAGCCCATCAGTAGCATTTACAGAAGAGGAAGATGAGCTATATCTACTAGAGTGTCTTACCAATGTTGATCGTATTATTAATCAATTAGAAGAAACCACTTTTGCAAACAAGGTCTTGATTGCTGTAAAGGGTGAAAATAATTTTAGACAGATACTTTTTCCTTCGTATAAAGCACATCGCAAGTATCGTCCAGTTAATACTTTCGTAGATCTTGTTCGTGAGTACTTAGTCAGCAAGGGCAAGGCTGTTGCAGCAGATGGAATGGAAGCTGACGACCTACTACACATTTGGCGTAATGAGGCAATTGCGAATAATGAAGTACCGATCATTGCTTCAATTGATAAGGATCTTCTATGTATTCCTGGTAGGCATTATCGCTTCCCTCGTGGCAATTTACACGAGGTCGGCTCTAGAGACCCCAATTTAATTATCGAAGTTAGTGAATTTGAAGCTGAGCATCACTATTATATGCAGCTCCTTATGGGTGACAGCACTGATGGCATTCCTGGTCTACCACAGGTTGGTAAAGTACGGGCGGCAGCAATTCTCTCTGATTGTAAGACATTAGAAGACTTACAGTTCATGACGTGTTACGCATATAAGGGTATAATTGGCGACAAATGGAAGGAAGCACTAATACTTACTGGACAACTGATTACTATTCTACCTTACCGTGATTTCAAGTTCTCAATTGATGGATGGAAAATGCCTGATGAGTAAATATCGAGATTCACTTACAGAATACAAGCCAGCGCCACGATTTTGTATTGATTGCAAGCACCATTTTACAATTAGGTTTGATAACTCAGATATACCAGATATACACAAATGTGACCATCTTAAAAGTAGAGTTACTAACCTAGTTACTGGTGTGCAGACAAGCCTATTGTGTGAAGAGGCCCGTCGTAGTGGTTTCTGTGGCGTAGAGGCTGTTTTGTGGGAATCTAAATGACAGTTGATAATACTGCACCACTGCATCTACCCAGTAAGGTTAATGACTTAAAGCAAAAAGTAGATTTACCCAGAATGCCTAGTGTTAATAGAGCAGAGCTTGTTGAAAATGGCCATTGGTCTTTTCCTAATAGAATGTTTGCTGGGAAGCAGATTGGTTTCATTTATGGTATTAGGAATCGACACAATGGCAAAATGTATATTGGCAAGAAACTATATGCAGGTATGGGTAAATTAAATAAGGGTGAAGAATCTAACTGGAAGTATTACATTAGCAGTAATAAGGAAATTGATGCAATAGTTAGGTTACTACGTACTAGCAATCTACCTGCAGAAAGTGTATTTGACTTTGTATGTCTAGAAGAGTTCAGCACTAAGGGAGGGTTGTCCTTCGCTGAGGTATGGTGCCTTGTTATTGCAGAGATCCCAAGTAATCGTAATTTATTCTATAATTCCCTAATCAATGGTGTTAGCTGGCCAGTTAGAGAAAGGGTTACTGATCAGTGTAAGGCTAGGTTATTTCAATTTATCAATGGGAGCATCTAATGATTAAAGCTATAATTTTATTTGTAGTATTTGTCATAATTGCGGCTATGGCTGTACTAGGCTTAATTAGCCTAGCCAATTCAAATAGCATGGGATCTAGCGATTATACTTTTGTTATTGTGGTCTGTTCTGTAGTTGCTATACTAGTAACAATGCCGAGTGTAACTACTACACCTGGCTCAATTCCAAAAGATTATGAGTAAAATCGTAAGGGCACACTTTGCTTGTGACAAGTGTGGTAGTAGTGATGCAGTATGTGAATATGAGGGTGGGTCCACATACTGTTTTTCCTGTAAGACTTATAAGCCCTCTGTAAAAGATCTGTTAGCTGGTAAACAAGCAAAAGAATTTAAGCCAGAAGATGAGGATATCTCTCGATATGGTCGTTCTGATAAGCTATTCAGAGTGATTGAGGAAGCTGATTGTGGGCCTATGCTATCCAGGAAAATTAGTGCAGAAGTCACTAAGTTCTTTGGAGTTAGAGTTAGCTATGCAGAGGATCGCACAGAAGTTAGGCATGCATACCCATATGAAGTAGATAGATTTGGTGTCGCTCAAGCATATAAGATTAGGGAGGTTGCAAGTAAGAAATTTTCCTCAATCGGAAAAATAAAAGGATTATGTGGTGAGCATCTTTTCCCCTCTGGAGGGAAAAGGTTAGTTATTACTGAGGGCGAAATTGATATGCTCTCTGTTGCTCAAGCCTCATTAGATAAGTACGGTCGTATCTATCCAGTAATTAGTGTACGTAGTTCTACAACGCTTAATGATGATTTACTTGCTCATCGAGATTGGATTCGATCATTTGATGAGGTGGTATTCTGCCAAGATGGAGATGAACCTGGTAAGAAGGCTGCTGAAATTGTATCTAAGATTATAGGTATAGACAAGGTTAAGCTAGCTACCTTTGGTAAATACAAAGATCCTAACGAAATGCTAGTTAAGGGTGGTAGTATCGAGCTTAATAACTGTATTTGGAATGCTCAATACTTTATCCCTGCTGGTATTATTACTAAGGATGCTCTTTGGGAGGCACTTTGTAGTTATAATGAGCTAGAGTCAATTCCTTATCCTGATTGTGTTGGTAGTCTTAATGATAAGCTAAGAGGCATGAGACTAGGCGAGCTAGATCTATACATATCAGGAACTGGATCAGGTAAAAGTACTCTATTTAGAGAGTTAATTCTTAACTTTTTAGAGAAATGTCCTGATACGTTAGGTATTATCTCCCTTGAGGAATCTCCTGCAGAAACTGCAAGAAGGTTATCAGGGATGTATTTAAAAATCAATACTTCGCAGGTTGATGTACCAATTGCTACACTTAAACCAGGTTTTGATGCAGTATTCGGTGGCAATCGGATTATGCTTTTGGATCACCAAGGTAGTGTAAGCGATAGCAGCTTATTAGATATGATTGAGTATATGGCCTTGATGAAATGTAAATATATCTTCTTAGACCATATTACCTTAGCTGTATCTGAAGGTGCTGGGCATTTATCTGGTAATGAAGCAGTAGATTCTGTTATGTCTTCTTTACTTAAGATTGTTAAAAAGCATAATATTTGGCTAGGTGTTATTAGTCATCTGCGTAAGGCACCAAGCGGAGGTAAAGCATTTGAAGAGGGTGTATTGCCCTCATTAGATGATATTAAAGGCTCTGGCTCTATTAAGCAAATTAGCTTTGCAGTAGTAGCTTTTGCAAGAGATCAGGTTAATCCTGATCCTCTTGTGAGATCTACAATTCAGTTTAATGTACTAAAAAATAGAACGGTAGCGCTTACCGGTCCTGTGCAACCTACCTACTATAATCTTAAAACAGGGAGACTTCAGGCTACATCTCCTGATGATTCATTTGAAGTGGCGCCTTCTGATATCGAGGAAAGTGATGATGCTCGGGAACTTGCAGTTGAACAACTCGCCTTCGAGAGTACCTTTAACGACTTCTATATTGAATAGGTGCAAGCTATATAGAAATGGCGCTGAAAGCCTTTATTTCCAGCTAGCCTTCTTCATGGAAAACCCTTGGAGACCAGAATCTCTTCCAACAAAGATGACTAAGATTGATGTCATGGTCGAAATCATCAGAACACAACCAGGTATTACTTCTGAAAACCTTCGAGGATTAACAGGGTTATCTTATAGTAGTTTACAATCTTATCATCCAGAATTACGTGCAGCAGGTTGTAGTGTAGTAAAGAATGGTAGAAAAGGCATGAAATTTTATGTATGTGACAAGGCGTATGAAGATGACCTTAGTGTATGATAGGGTGAATAATGAGTAAATTAAGTGAAGAAGAAATTAAGGTGTATGTTAATGTATTGTTAGTAAAGATGTAAATTAGTGTAGTAGGTATAGATATTAATATAGTAATGATTGTTGTAATAGGTTTATTTAATTATTGTATATATTAATTTAGTATTGAAGAATATATGTAAGTAATTATAGAGTTGTATGGATTATTGATGAATTAGTATAAAGAGTGGTATTTTTAAGTGTTAGATAGTTTAGATAAATTAAAAATGTATTAAGTTTATTTGTAGTGTAACCGTAGTTAACTTTGGAGATTTAAATGAAATCGATTATTAGCGTTGTTATTGCAGCCTTGTTCTCTACTTCTGCTATTGCTACTAGCAATGAGCATCATAAGCCCTCTAAGCCTACTAATTCCTCTGTTGAACAGAAGCAAGGGCAGGGACAGGCCCAATTGCAAGGCCAATTTCAAGGGCAAGCACAAGTTGCTATTGGCGGAAGTGCAACGGGTGGTAGTGCAGCAGGTGGCGTAGCAACTGCATCAATCGCCCCAATGAGCTTTAGTTTTACCACAATTAATCCGCCAGTTAATAACAACCCATCTGATCGGCCTGTAGCACCAAGTCAACCTGTAGCGCCTACTCAGCCTACTCAACCCGCATCATCTGCACCTGCTATGCAGGATAGGACTGTAACCACAAATGGTAAAGTTACAATTCGCCAGGCGCCGGATATTGGGTTACAGCTTGGCTCACCTACTTCTAATTGTATGAATGTTCTGGGTTTCGGTGGTAGTAATGCTAGTGGTGGCGGGTTGGTCTCATTTAGTGTCGGCGTTGAATGGTGTAAAGGTTTTGAAATGGCTCGACAGGCTAAAAACCATGGCTTGGACACTCTTGCAGAAGACTTGATCTGCAATGTGGAAGAAGTTAAGGTGCTTAACTCCCCTGACTGTGCTGGTGCACGGGATCGGGCTAAGGAAACTGCAAAGGAAAAGGCTGCATCTGAGCAAGCTAAGCCAAACGTTGCGTTTAACTCAAATTAATTGATCGATAATGGCCAGGTGTAAATCCTGGTCATTACCTTAAGAAAGGTTATTATGTTACATGATCATCATGAATTACCCCCGCAAGAATGTGAGGTATGTGGTATTTATAAAATTTATCGTAATGGCCTTTGCTGGAGATGTATTCATTACGAGGTAAACGCCCCGAAGACTAATCAATCACCGAAAGAGAATAATGTTAATCGACTTTCTAAAGACCAAGCGCAGTAAAGAAGAGCTTCAACTTACATTGGATGTACTTCGAGAATTTATCGATTGCGAAGGTGACGCAGAATACTTCATTATACCATTTGAAGCATGGGATAAGGTTGGACAATTTTTAGAATTCTTGGAGCATTTAGTTGAGGGTAAGCCATTAGAAGATGATACTAAACATGAAATCGAGAAGTATACACTAAAGGAGCTAGCTAATGGTAGCGCGACCGACTGACTTAATCTATGAGCTATCTGGCACTGCTGCTGTGAAGATAGATTACGATAGAATTGCTCCCCTACTTGACTATGTTGCGCAGTTGGAGCTAGAACTTACAAGTGAAAAAGCAGAGGTAGATGATGTGTCAACTGAGTTATATAGAAAAATTGATACCCTATCTGCTAATAATGCGCTATTGAATAAAACAATCAATAAATTAGTGCGTAGGCTAGAAATGATAAATGGCATAACTAAAACACTAGCTTCTACAGTGGAGGCCCTTAGTGACAGCAATTAGGCCTCTACTAGCAGCCACACTAGACCCTCTGAATGACCCTGCAGTGCTTAATAAGATTAGATTTCCAGTTTTTTGCTCTCCTAAATTAGATGGTATTAGAGCGATTTCAATGGGTAATGGACATCTATTCAGTAGAAGTGGTAAGCCAATACCTAGTAGACAAGCGAGGGCACTATTTGGTGGGTGCAACAATCTAGATGGGGAGCTCATTTATGACAACCCTACCATACCAAATGTGTATAATGTAACTCAATCATTTGTGATGTCTATTGCAAAGCCTGCTCTTGGTGATGATGGTCTACCGTTACTTAGGTATTATGTATTTGATAGGATTACAGACGATCCTTATGATGTTAGATATAAATCATTACCTACAGGGGATAAGTGGTTAATACCCCTAACACAAACGTATATTGCTAATATGGATGCTATGTTGATCTATGAGGATAAGTGTCTAGCAGCTGGCTATGAAGGTATCATGATTAGAAGCATCAATGGCCCTTATAAGCATGGTAGGGCTAACTTGAATGATCAGATCCTTATGAAGCTTAAACGCTTCTCTGAGTTTGAAGCGCCCATAATTGGGTTTGAAGAGCAGTTAACTAATCTGAATAAGCCTATTCTAGACGATCTAGGCTACACAGAGCGCAGCACTTCTAAAGAAAATTTAGTACCAGCTGATACGTTGGGTTCAATTATCGTAGACTACCAAGGGACACCTCTCAGTGTTTCTTGTGGATGCATGGACCATGCTATGAGGAAGCATGTATGGCGTAATCAAAAGTTATTCCTCGGCAAGGTTATTGTAGTAAGGCATCTAGATAAGAATCTAATTGGGTATCTACCTAGATTTGGTCGATTTGCTGGCTTTAGAGAGGATGGCAGATAATGGGTTCAGGTAACAGAATTAAATTTAGCCATATGATGCCTGGCACTATTGGTTTTGGGATCTATATTGCTAGGTTTCCATTCAGTTATACAATCTCCCTTGGCTTTTTGTTTTGGTGGTTAGAGATTGGAATTGGCAAAGCTTACGATGCGTGACGAGATTATCATAACTAGCAATGACCTTAGTATTTGTCAGGTTTATACATGCAAATCATGCGGTATTAAGCGACATGGTGATCCTGAAACTGTAAGCTTTTATAGAACTACCCTAGAAGGACTTCGCGATATTCTAGAGGCTGTTCCATTACGAGCTAGAAATATGCCTATTGGTTGGAGTTCGTCTCTAGAAGGGTACAATTGTGGATGCAAATCTAAAAGAAATACCGCAAGTAAATGATGATCCTCGGGTTCCTCCTGATGTAATGACCCCTAGCATCTCTGAACTAAAGAAATTATGCTATAAGCATTTAATAACCACGTTACCCGATGACGCTGACTCCTTCATTTATGGGTTTTATATTGGTGCTTATGCTGCTATGGGTAAACCACTTCCCTTATATGTTGATGTTAACTTTCGAGTTGGTAGGCCTGCTCGCTTAATTGATAGTGGAGAATAAGGAATGAGTGATACAAAACAGGCATTCGCAGATTTAGTTGAGCCACTCAAGAAGCTAGAAAGAGTAGATACAACTGAAGTATATTATGAGTCTAATATCGAGCTGTGTAATGCTCACCACCGCGGGTATAATCGAGCCATAGCTGATGTGAGTCGATTTATGCGTGTGAATGGTTATAATGTAGCATGGCTTTGGAATCTAATAAAAGACCTTAAGAACCAGGAAGATGATACATTTAAATATGATATACTGGAGCTATGGGCAAATGAAACAACTAAATCTAGGTCCTAAGATTAAGGTATACCAATGGCTTATTGGGTATAGAATCGGTGTTGTAATGCAATATAAGGTAACCAATAGAAGTTATCGGTGTGTAGAAGATGTACTTATGTATGAAGTTACTAGCACTACTGACAATATTAAAAAGTTAAAGAACTCTGCTTATACAGTGTATGAGAAGGAGTACGTACGTGGATTAAAGAAGTATAGTCGTGACTTTGAGTATTCTAGGCAGATTCACCACTCAGGTGGATTAGAAGGACACTCATTTACTAGATAATAATTTCTATATTATAAAATTAGGGGTTCCATTCCCCAATCGTAGGAAGAGAAGGCTAGGAAGTCTCTCCAAGGTTGTATTGTAAACGTCGTGAGACGCCGTAGTAGTATAGACTCCACTCGTATCATTAGGCATGTTGCTTAATGGTAATCATGGCAGAACGTTCTCTGTCGATCTATTCAAGGAAATAAATATCATGACTGAAACCACCAATATCTCCGCCGCTGCTGCCGCCGCCGTTGAAGCCGCTGCTAAGCCGAAGCGTGAAGTTAGCCCGCAAGCTCAAGCTGCTCTTGAAAAGCATCGTCAACGTGCCACTCTTGGCATGGCGATTCTTGACGTGCTCGAGGCCGGTGCATCTGGTGACCTGAATGCCCTTACTCCGCTGGCTCAAAAGCATATGGCTGAACAAGCTGCTGCTAAGGCTGCTGCGGATGCAGAACGTGCTGCTAACGCTCTTCCGCGTGGTGCACATCTGGCTGAATACCGTAACAAGGCTAACGCCGCTCTGTCGCTGCAGGATTACCTGGCGTCGACTGGTGTTAACGTTGAAGAGCTGCTTGCAAAGGCCGCTGAAGCTGCTGCTGCTAAGGCCGCTGAAGCTGCTGCTGCTAAGGCTGCTTCCTAAAAGTTTATTGCTACGCCCTAACTAGGTAAGCATAGGGGAGATCTCACAAGGATCCCCCCCATTTTACGAAATTAATGGAGTTACTAAGCTATGAAGATTATTGTTTGGTTTATGACAATTCTTGCTATTATTCTATTTACTTTCTTTGAGGATGAGATCTGTGAAGAACAAGATTAAGCTCTATTTTATTTATATGCCTGATGCTAATGGAAAGATTTATGTGCTGTATCATGATTCCCTGGAAAAGACTTGGTACAGTACAAGGCGAATACGTAGAGCAAACTTTTTTATGAATAAGCGAGAGGCGCATAACTATATTGCGAATAACGGATTAGCAGATAACGGTGTCCACCCTAAAGTGGGTTGTTTAAAATCAAAGATTAATCTTTGAGGACTGCCATGAGCACCTTAAGAGAAGAGTATGAAGCTTGGTTTTGTAGGACTTATGGTCGTAAACCCATGCCTATAGATGGTATAGTCCATGATTTCTGTTGGGAGGGCTATAGAGTTGGCGCTGCTAGTAAGGATACACCGGCTTCGGCTATGTGGTATAATAGTATAGAGCGTGCAAATCACGATAGAGATTTCTATTGTAAATTATTAGATGAATGTGGATACCATGCAGGGCCAGAGGTCTTTACAGATGAGGAAGGTACTATCATGGATAAACCACTTAGATATAAGATTCCACAAGCAATTGCTAATATGGCACAAAAACAAAAGGTACTTGAAGCAGCTATTGATAAGCTTCAAGCAACTATCGATAAACTTACTGCTAAGTGCTTAGGAGTCTAATCATGGATAACTCAACAAAACATTCCTGTTATAGTTGTAGGCATTATCATGGCTATAAAGATACTGAAAGTTGGGAGATGCCACATATCTCCTGGTGGGTACATGATTGTAATGCAAGACAGGGAATTAAAAACTTAAAACAGTTTCCATTCTTAAACACGTCTTGTGAGTATTATGAGATGCACCCGAATAGGAAATCTTGCTATGAAACAATCTTTTGAGGCTAACTATGGACAATCCAAAAGAATTTCTTGAGAAGCACAATAACAAAGATGCTCATGCCTTTCCTGTAAATGAGTACCATGATAGTAATGGGTTGAGTAAGCGTGAGTATGCAGCTATACACATTATGGCTGCGCTTGCTGTTAAGTATCCATATGACCGTTTACGCCTAGCGGAGGATACTATATTTCTTGTAGATGGGCTTTTTGATAGATTGGAGAAATAAACTTATGTTACGTAAACGATATGAATATCATATGGTACAGCAATTACCAGGCAAGACTGTAGCAGGCATTACTGATATACTCAATGTTCTCGGAAGTGATGGCTGGGAGCTATGTGCTATTGATTACGGTTATTTTATCTTTAAGCGAGAATGCTAAATGGCTATGAGTGATCGGCAATTTGCGGCGGCCCACGACCGTTATTTGGAGCCACCGGATATTACTGACGATGAGTCAGAGGATGATGAGATGACTCTTGCATCCATCTATAAGCAGCAGCAGCGTGACTGGGAAGATTATCAAGCGGAGCAGTATCGCCAGGAACAGGAACAGGAGGACCAGTCATGACCCAGTGCAAGTACTGTACTTTCTTTCAGCCCGGCGACGTCGACTGGAATGGCTGGTATTCAATCGAGCTTCCGCGCTGGCTCAAAGTAGCGACTGTTCATCTGCCTGATATAGATAACCACTTCGTCAGGATTAACGATGGATGTGACCTTGGCAAGGAGAAGCCCAATGACCAATAGACACTGTTTCGTCACCGACGTGGGCGACGCCATCGAGAGGCTGGCCGATGCCCTCGACCCGCAACGCACCAAGCCCTTCAGTGGCGACATCCTGGATCTGCTCGAATGGGCAGAGCGGGATGTGTTGGCGATGCGCCAGCAACTCGCCGCACTAACAATGCAGTGTGAGAAGCTCGTTAAATGGAAGCATTTAATGTCCTATAACGACAGTTTCTTCGGAGAGCATGCCGGTGATTTGAAGCGTGTTGTCTATGAGATAGACCGGTCAATGCCGATAAGGGGCGATAAATGAACGAATCAACAGCAAGAAATATTCGCGTACAGGACAGGTATGACGAACTTATGCGTATTGGTAGGCATGGGCATTACGAAACCATGTTCCAAGTTGTCAGGGAAGAAATCGAATCCCTGCGCCAGCAACTCGGCGCCAAGGATGTCGAGATCGCACGGCTGAAGACTGTCCCTATGAAGTATCGCCGAATGGCTTTCAATGCACAGTTGCAGGACGAGAACGCCAAACTGAGTCAGCAACTCGATGCAACACAGGCCAAGGTTGATTTTGCAGCAGTTGCAGCAGAAAAGGTCATTCAGCTTGATTACGCTGGCTCGGTATGGATGCTAGATCTTCCAAAGATCATGCAAAATCTTATAGAGAAACTGAAAGAGAACTGTAATGAGCAAATTGCCAATCACTGACCCAGACTCACTGTACGATGAAATCGAATCCCTGCGCCAGCAACTCGCCGCCAGCCAGAAGCGCGAAGCCGCTGCCCTCGCCGCATGCAAGCTGAAGGACGAGTCTCTTGAAGCTGCCCATAACGGATTGCGTTGGTGGATGGACGCGTTCCCGCTTCACGTAACTGAAGCCGATAACGAGGAAATGCTGAAG